CCGAACGGGAAAACGCCGTCGATCTCGAAGATCTGGACGCCGGTCGCGTCCACGATGCGGATCTTGTACGCCACCGGGTCGCCGAAGATGACCGCTGTACCTGCACCGTCGAGCTGGACCGGGTTGATCTTGGGGGTTCCTGTGGAGTCGGCGTAGACGTTTCCGAGGGTGGTGGTCCCCGACTCGTAGAAGTAGATCCGACCGTTTGCGAGCAAGCGCCCTTGGTCGTCGAATTCCCGGAGCTGGATGAAGGGGGTAAAGATTTGTTTGCTCATGTGGTCCCCTGAAAGTAGGTTCCGGGAATGGAAAGTCTGATCTGTTGCGTCGGCATCTATCTCACCATTCTAGCGGCGGTACATTGCGCCATCTGCGTTCGCGGTGTCTACCGGCATATTTGCGGCACGGATCCCGTCTAGTAGCCCACCAACCGCGACAGCTCCCGTGCGCGAGACATTTGGTCCTCGCGACAGGAGGTTTCCACCCTCCCAAATCATCCGCGCCGCTGCTGGAATGTTGATCAGATTCATCGGGTTCATGACGTTTCTGTTTGCCCGGATGAGCGCAGCTCTGGTCATCGCATCTTCCGCCCCGTACCGAGGCGCGAGGTACGACATTTTCGCGGCATACTCGGGCGAGATCTCACCAAGTTGGCGGCGGTAACTTCGCGCAACCTCTTTGATTGCAAAGAGCTTTGATGCCAGTGGCGAGATGTCGTCTTTGGCTGGGTTTTTTTCGTAGACGGCATCGTACAGGTTTGATTTTCGTCGATGCGCAATTGATGGCAGGATGTCGTTTGATGGCGCGCCAACCCCTCTCCAAGCAAGGTCCACGTTATCGCCAGTCGGCTTGTGCGCTCTTGCGCGAACCCAATCGAGACCAGCTTTTGCCTCCGCGATCGTCCCGCCAAGCCTTTCCTCTTTGATCGCCTGGATCATCGCTTTTTCCGCTTCGGAAATCGCCTCGGCAGGCGAGACCTTCATCCCTGACCGATCCGCATTCGCGAGGATCGGCTCTACTTCGGCGCCTTCTTGACCGAGCCTCCGGAGGTATTGTTTTCCAGCAGTTCCAGCGGTTGCACTCCAGCCGGTCATCTCTGGGAGCAGATCAGCGGCCAGCGCATTTTCGAAGCCTTCAACTTCTTTGCCTGCTTTGATTCCGGCGGGCTTGACCATCTGGCGGAACCAAGAGTTGGCTCCACGCTTCATCGCACCACCGATTGGCCCGACTGCTCCGAGTGCGGCAGGCACCAAGTCGGAGAAATTCATTGAAGGAGCAAAGTCGGACGCACCACCGCCCATTTCCTGGCCTTGGCTCATCTGGTCCAGGTTGCGAGCGCCAGCATTGATCGCGCTCGTCGCGAAGCCCTGTAGGAGTGGGCGCATTGCTGTGGCGCCAAGCGCAATTCCTGGCCCGGTCGCGGGGTCGTCGGCCATTCCTGCGAAAAGGGCGGGATTGGCGATGTAGCGTTGGACGGTTGGCGTGTAGGCGCGAAACTCCTGGGCTTGGCCTCGCGGATCCGCCATCCCCTGGCGAAACGCCTCGGAAACGTCAAGCCGCCGAAGTCCGATTCCCTGGAACAGGTCGCCGAGGCTGTTGGCCCCGCCGAGCGTCTGCCCCATCGCGGAGCCCGCACCAGCAGCAGCGCGTAGAGGCATGGTGAGCATATCGCGCATGGCTGGCCACTGGCGCCCCGCGAAGCGCGAGACGGCACCCTGTTGGCTGTTCGGGTCGTATCCTGCACCTGAAACGGCATCGAGACCATCCGGAACGCCTGGGCGCATGGCTTTGGCCTGTTGCGCGTTCGTCCTGGAGAGAGATGGGAAGATTGCCTCACTCCATCCTGGCGCTGGGCTGGGCTCCTGGGCCTGGGTAGGTGCTGGCATGGGTGCGGCGGACCACTTTTCCCGGAGGACGGATTTCGTGGAGTCGTCGACGCCTTGCCAGCCGTTGTCGGAAATCGCTTGAAGCGCCGGCATATCCACGGACGCTTTGAGCCGCGACTTTGTGGAGTCGTCGAGCGCCTGCCACCCGCTTTCCGAAAGCGCCTGGATGTCGTCTTGGAGGCTCATTCTACCTTCCCCCGCTTGTAGGTTGGTTCAGTCCTGCCGCCGCCCGGCCTGTCGCTGGGCTTGCGCTTGGTGTCCGGGATCCGTGGGAGCGCGTCGATCTGGCTCGCTGTGATGCCGGACCGCTTGAGGCCCCGGAAGGTCTGCTCGATGAGCGAGAGGTATTCCTGCTGGCTCTGCGGAGAAACTGCGTTTTTCGCCGCCTTGGACAGGAGGTCCAGCGGTCCAGATGCTTCCTTGGCCAGCGCGCCGAAGCTCTTGGAGCTGCGGAAGGTCGAAAAAAGGCGTTCCGATCCGCTTTCGGTGCGGACATCCTCGGAAAACGCCAGCGCCTGGGAAAGCGGGGCGACAGCAGCGGAAAAGGAGTCCTCGCTTTGGAGGTGGCCCTTCTTGACCTCTTCGCGAAGGATGCTGGTCTCCTTGATGCCGTTGTCCAACACGGAAAGGCGTCCATGGAGGTCTTGGATTTCCTTGATGTTCGACTGGCTCGCATCGATTCCGTCGCGCCGATATTTGGTGATCGCGCCTTGGGCTTGCTCAAACTCCGTCTTCCCCTTCGCGAGCCCGAATTCTCCCGACGCCTGCCCGAGACGTTGCCCCTTGGCTTCCCGCCCGGATTGGATCAAGCTGGCTTGGTAGTCGAGGGCTGTCTTTGGTGCGGTAGCTCTGGCGGTCGCGGCGGCGGCAAGGCCCTCCATTGGCTTCGTCGGGTCTGTTCCCTTGGTCAGGGCGGCGACCTCGGCGGCTGATCCCTCGTTGATGGCGCGAGCGATCGCGGCGTGATCCTTGGGGTCCACCACAAAACCCTTGGTCCGCAGGCCTGCGACAAGTTCCGTGCGGTCGGTCGGCGACATCTTGCCAATCTCTTCCGGGGTCGCCTTGCTGTACTCTGGAGAGCCCAGGTTAGGCGGGGTGTACCGCATTCCCTGAATCCCCTCGGCGATCCCTTTTTCCGGGATAGCTGGTGTCCTGGTCGTGTCCTGGCGGATCGAGTCGGAAGGCTTGCGCTGACTCCATGGTGCTTCGATGCCGGTGGCGCCGAGCATCACGGCAGTTTCCGCGCCCTTCTTGGTTGCGTCGAGTTGAGAGCTCAGCGAGGCCATGGCCTGGGCATGGGCGGCGGCACCGAATGGAGACTTGGCCGCGAGCTGGAGGAAGCGGTCCAAGTTCGGCTTTCCACTTTCATCGATCGACTGCGAGAAAAGCGCCTGGGTGGAGCGCTGTAGCTCCTGCTCATACAAGGCCTTACGGTTTTCCAGGGCCTTTGCCTGCGCGTCCTGGTTAGACATGCGCGTAGCCTGGAATGCCGCCTGTGGATTAGCCATCGGCGGCGCACCGGGAAGCATCGAAGTCCAGTCAGCCATGGTTTACCACCTTCCCGCGCCGAGTTGCGCGTACTGGCCAGCTTGGCCGCTGGGGATGTCCCAATTTTGGGAAGGTGCTTCGATCGAGCGACCGCCCCAGATGTTGCCGAGCATGCCGCCGAGCTGGTTGGTTGCGCCTGAGATCCCATTCCAAAGCACATTGTTGGCGCCCATGGTTCCGGCAGCCTGATTCTGGCCAATTCCCGTCATGAGTCCCGCACCAAACTGGCCTTGCGACTGCCCGAAGTTGCCAAGTCCGGTCGCAGCTTCCCGGCCAGCGTTGGCGAGCCCCATTTCGTTTCCGATCTGGCCCTGCTGGAATTCGCGAGCGCGTCCGTACTGGTCGGAGGCTTGGCCGTAGTCCATCTTAGACTTGTCCATGTACCGATTCCACGCGCCCTGGTAGTTCTGCTGGGCGATCCCCTGAGTCATCTCGTTGATAGCCTTGAGGGCGCCCCCGCCCATGCCACCCTTGGCGAGCGACGAGGCGTTGAGGGCTTTGATCGCCTCCGACATCGTGTAATTTGCTCCGGGGTCCTGGTGGGCGTTGAAGTCGAATCCCGGCTGTTGGTAGTTGAATCCCGGCTGCTGCATCCCCGCGACGAGCCCGGAAAGGCGTTCGTTGGCCTGCTGGCCGCTCTGCATCCACGGCGAAAGCCTCGCGTTGGTCTCGTCGTACATGCGGCCAGAGAGCGCGAGCGCGGCGCGCTGGGCGTCTGCGGCTTGCTGTGCAGCCTTTTCAGCCGCCGAGCTTCCGGATAGACCTTGGAGGAGGTTAGAGCCCACCCCGAGGCCTCCGATGATCATTTGCATTGTTGCCGGGTCCATCTATCCCCCCAAAATCACGAAAGAATTCGTCTGCTGCGCGGTTGCGCTGGCCGGGATCGTGAAGGCGTTTCCGTTGAAGGAAAATGTAACGCCCCCGAGTCCTTGGTAGCTGTACAAAAGAAGATCGCCGATCTGTAGAACTCGGCATGTCTCGCCGCTTCCGTTGTCGACCGTCTGCGGGTTGGTTGCTCCGGTGGCCAGCGCGCCCAATCTGGTGAAGTAGACCTGCCAAGTGTCGGAGATCCCACGCTCGCCCTGGATGGGCGCCGAGAGGGGCGGTTGCATGATCGCGGTCATGTGGAGAGGCTTTCCACATCCACGACGCATCCGACGACAACGACCTGGATTGGCTCAGTGATGCGGAAGCGGATGACAGGATTTCGCGAGATGCCGCATTTCAGCCACCGTGTCCGCTGGGAATACTCGCCGGTCTGACCCATCGGGGCGAAGCGCTCGTAGCCGAAGGTCTGTCCAGCATCTTTTGACATCGCCATCATGGCCTGGGGGGCCGAGCCTTGGCCAGATCTGATCGCGGTCCCCTGCTGCATGCGAAGTTGGACCGTGCGGACCACGACGTTTTTCCCCTCGTTGTAGAGGATGGGCGCGGTCAGTGCTCGATTGATGTAGTCGACGCCAGCGCCGGTCGGGTGATCATTGACAAAATGCGTCGAGGAAAGCTCGAAGAGAGCGTCAGTCGAATCGCACCCAAGGAGGAGCTTTCCGAAATTCTGGGTCGCGTGCCATCCGCGCCACCGGAACGACTCGCCAGAAGCGGAGTCCCACCGGGTTCGGCGGGTCCATGTGGTGGTGGTCAGGTCGTAGATCCAGGTAGCCCCGTTCGGGTCGCCGCCGTCCACGCTGGCTCCGCTGGGGAAGTTCCAAACGATGAAGGTATGCCCGTCCATGGAGTAGACGAAGGCCCACGCATCCGCGAGCGTGGCGTACTGCTGGATCCTGGTCTCGATGCCGCGCAGGGAAATGCGCTTTGGCTGGTAGTCGGTTCCGCATACGAACATCCCGACGACGCCGGAGCGGTCGCGACCGAGCCAGTAGACGGCGCTGTCGTGGTAGACGATCGCGTCGGGCGACATGGCTCCGGTGCCGATGACTGCGCTTTCCATGCGCTGGAAAAGCTGGCCCCTGGTGTTTCCCGTGTTGACGTGGACCTCCATGGAGTTGATGCCAAAAACTGCCATCCGGTTGGAGGCGAATGGCACCATACCCTGGATCAGATCGGTGTCACCCACCTTTTCGCCGTAGTCGAGCCCCCACCAGAGGTACTTGATGGACGGTGCCTGGGCATCGAAGGCGTATGGGATGTAGTAGGGAGCGCTCCAGTAGTAGCGGTTGGTGTTCCGCGAGTTGACGAGGAAATATGTGTCGATGCAAACGACGTGCGACGGCCCTTTGGTCGGGTCGTTCCCGTCGATGCCTGGGAAATACTGATCGGTGATCTGCGCCCACGCGCCCGAGGTTAGATCGAGGATGTAGCCGTAGCTGCCATCCACCGCGATCATCTGGTAGCCGTTCTCGGCAAACCGGACAATCCCTGCCGAAGTGAGGAGCGTTCCGATCTGGGCTCTGCTGGTGCCGTTGGTTAGGATTTCGAAAAGACCATTTCCCCAGACGCCAAACGTCCGCCCACTGGAGACGGTGATCATGCCGCGACAGGGATTGTCGGTGGTGCGCTCGATCATCCGGCGAAGGCCTTGGGCACCGACGAGGTAGAACTTTGCCGCCGCCGTGGGCGATGCTGACGCTTCGAGATAGAAGTTGTCGACAGTCTCCTTTCCGAGGCTCGAGTACGGGCTCGCGTACGGCTCCTGAGAAAGAGGGATTTCGAGCTTGGGCATTACGGCGAGACCGTGTTGAGCGGCGATGTCCAGTAGGAGGAATCGGACGCCGAGGTGGCGAATGGAACGCGAGCGCGGCGCATCCGCATGCGGCGATTCCGATCCTTCAATCCCGTTTCCGACCGCTGGGCGACCTGGACGATCGTGGGATCCAATCCGGCATCCCGCTTGAGGTGTGGGTATAGGCGAACGGCGAGGTTGTAGGTCAAGGCCTCGTAGTAGGAATCATCCAGGTCAATCGTAGACTGCGACCCGGCGAGGTCAATTTTCGGCATTCCGACGACGCGAAGCGCGAGATTGGAAAGCGCCTGCGGAAAGAGCCAGATCGTGCCGTTCGGCTTCTGGTAGTCCCATGCGTAGACCGACGGAATCGCGGTCGTGACCTTGACGGAGATCTCCATGTACTCGGCAAGCGAGATCGGGGAAAGCTTGAAAACCACTTGCCCCTGGATGGCGATCACGGAATCGATGTAGGTCAGATCCGCGAGGATGTCCGGAGGCGGAACGGTCGTCGTGTCCGTGCCGATGATGATCTTGCCAGGGTTGGCCGGGACGCAATCATAGGAGCGCTGGAGCGGGTCCATGTACCGCTTGGTCGACCATTCGCCCAACATGCCGTTGAGCGTGCGGACCGCCAGCGCCTGGGCTTCAGCCGGTGGAGCCTCGCCGAACTGGATGAAGTCGACGAGGGAAAGTGCGTCCGTGACGACATCTTGGACGCTGACCGGCATGGCTTAGATGCCCTCGGCGAGCTTGCGCAGGTCTTCCAGCTTGGTGCGTGGTCCCCAGCCGGTGACGCCTGCCGTCTTGAGCTTGGCGCGAAGCTCCTTGGCTTCGTCGGTGCCGTCCTCTTCGGGATCTTCGGCAGGCTTGTCGAATTCCGCCAGGAACTCTTGGGCGGTCATGTAGCACTTACCGGAAATGAAGTGCGGAAACGAGTTGTTGCCCACGAACGCCTTGGGGTCTTTGCGCGGATCGATGCAAGCCATGTCGAAAATCCTTGGTGAAGAGAAAAAGGAAAGCCCCTCCGTTTGACGGGAGGGGCGGATCGGATCAGTACAGCGAGACCACGCCTTCGGGCTTCACCACCGCGAGTCCAACGAAGGCGACCAGCTTGGTGATGTTCTGCATGGTGCCGGGCCAGCGGTCTTCCATCATAGCGAAGTTGAAGCCGTTCACCCGGAAGTTCTTCCCGTAGATCAATCCCGAGGGCAGATCGATTTCTGGGGACACACCGACGATGGAGTCCTTCGTGAAGCACAGCGAAGGGCTCACCGTGCTGTTGGCGCCGAGGAGCGTCAGCGCGGTGGCGTTGGGGATGGCGGTGGTCAGGGTCGTGTTCCGGAAGTCGCCAGAGTAGATCACAGCCTCGGCGACGGTGATCGTTGCGGCTCCAGCATTCACGGTGGCGTCGGCCACGACAACCAAAACCACCTGCTTGCCGGTCGTGGTCTGGGTGATCGGGTTGATCCAGTTGATGCCGGTCAGAGCTAGGCGCCAGCCCTTCTTGACAGTGGGGATCGCGCCCCATCCGCTGGTGTTGAGCTGCATGGTGGGCGCGTAGGTCGTGAGACCGTTGGTCACTGCACCGCCAGGAGCCGCCACCACGATGGTCCCCGGATCGACCGGGATCGCGTCGGTGTAGGTCAGGGGCGACTCGAACAGGGAGAAACCGGCGGTCTTCGGGATCTCGATTCCGCCCGACTGCAAGCCTTCCACGCCAGGAGAGTACTTGTAGAGGGTCGCCGCGGAAGACCCGACCTCGGGACCCACGTCCATGTTGGCCATGAGCATCTTTTCCGAGGAGTCCGTGGCCGCACCGCGCTGGATCATCAAAGCGCGAGCCTTGCCAGCCGCCTTGAGGAAGTTCTGCGCGTAGGTGGCGCCGCCCTGGGCGGAGATGGAGATGGCCTGACCGGCGCCCAAGTTGGCGATCTCGGCGAGGAGCTGGTTGTACTGGTCCTTGATCGACACGATGGCCGGATCGATAAAGCGATTTCGGACATCCTCCCTGTCCAGCTTGTAGGTCATCTCCTCCATGGAGGTCTGCATGTTGGCCTCCAAGCGGTACGCCAGGGTGAGGGGCACCGGGGCATCCTGGAGGGGAGAGTAGTTGACCAGGGGCTGGGTGGTGCCAGGAAGGTCGTAAGCGCCAGCGGTTTCCAGGCCGGTTACGGTGGCCCGGATGCGGGAAGGGCGCCGGAGGGTGATGGTCGCGCCGGTGTTCTTCTGGGCGCTGATCGCATCCTTTTTCCAGGTAATCATGTCGCCGATGCCCTTGTGGGACATCCAGCTAAAAGCAAGCTGCTTTTCGACGAGGGATTGGGTATTGAACGTATTGGCCATGATGTGGCTCCCGAGATTGTAGGTGATGGAACTCTCGCCCCTCTGCTACAACCTCGCGCCGGGCAGGCACTCGGAGGACTCGCCCCAGCCTTTGACGGACCCTGGGAGGACCTGGGTTGAATATAAAGCTAAAAAAACGCAAAAAAGGCCGCCTTTCGAAAAAAGCGAGCCCTTTTGCTTAAAACTGGATGGCGGTCAGTAAAGGATACTGGGCTTTAACTCCCCGTTAATCGCTTTTGACGCCCATTCCACTGGATCCATGTCCTCATGCGAGGAAGAGCGCCCGCCCCTGCTGGATGGCGTGGCCGGAAGCCTTGCGGATGGCGCTTGGCGTGGCGCTGGCTGGCCCTGGGCGGCTGGCGCGACAGGCTCCGGCCTCTGGTAGGCCATTCGGAACTCGCCCAATGCCGCGATTCCGTGGATGGGGAACCCGCTTCCTGCGCGCCTCGTCTCGTCCATCAGCCTGTCGTAGCGCTTGCGGTCCGAAACGATGCTAGCCACCAGCACATCCGCATCTGGAGCCGAAAGGATGGCTCGGCGGATCTCCGGGTGGAGCGCAGGGCCAACCTTTTCGAAGACCTCGGCGAATCGCTTGGCCTGCGGGATCTCGCTTTTGGCGATGGCGTTGGTGTAGTTCGCGAAAATCTGCTGGATCTCGCCCTGTTGGGTGGTCTGCGCCTGAGCCTGCTGTGCTTGGATTTGGGAGCGCACGAACTGCGCACGGTCGCGGAGATCGATCTTCGCTTCGGTCAGGGCCTCGGTGTATTCCGCCAGGGTGGCGAACTTGTCCGGGTCCTTGCGGATGGCTTCTAGCTTGGCTGCGATCCGGTTGGCCTCGGGGTCGACGCGAACCAGCTCGGCCATGAACTCGTCAGCGCCCTGGAGCGCGACCGGCTGAACCTGCGGGGCCTGCTGGCGCCCCTGCTCCAATGCCTGGAGTCGCGCTTCCATCGCTTGGGCTTTGGCTTCGGCGGCGTCTGCACGCGCGCGCTGGGCTTCGCGCTGGTCTTTGATCTTGTTCAGTCGCTCAGTCCGCCACTTCTCGCGATCGTCGGCGGGGTCGGGCGGAAGATCGGCGTCCACCTTTGCGGCAGGCGGCGGCGCGTCGTCCTCGTCGTCTTCGGCGGGGCCCTTCCACTGCGCTTCCCAATCCTCGGCGGCTGGCGCGGTGGTGGGCGGCGCTTCTGCTTTCGGCTTCGCAACCTCCGGCGCCGGTGCGGCAAGATCGGCGGCAAGTTCCGCGAAGGAAGGCGCGTCGATGTCCGCGCTGGTGGTGGTCGTGTCTGGTGCGTTTGGTTCCATGGTGTCCGACGGCGTTTTACACCCCCGCCTGGGTGGTTAGTTCGGACTGCTCTACGGTTCTTGCGTGGGCGTTTTCTGCGGAGATCTCTCCGGTCGCGCTCTTGATGTGGTGCAAGCGCTCGTCGATTTCCGCCTTCATCGCGGCCAATGCGGCATCGCTCGCGGCCTTCATCTGCTGGAGCGTCTGGGCGTTTTCGGCGCGCATCTGTTCGAGGGCGAGAGCGTTTGCGTTGTCGGCGTCGTTCATCTGGACTCGGGACGCAATCTCTGCCTCGACCTTTTCGCGCTCGCCACGCTCCTTGTTCAGGGCCTCAGTCATCGCCTTGACCACCATCTCGTACTGCTGGAGCTGTTGGCTCATGCCATTGACCTGCATGCGTGCCCGTGCGATCTGCTCCTCTGGGTCGGAGCCCTCTTCCTTCGAGGCAATGAGGTCCTGGATCGGCTTGGGGAGCATGAGTTGCATCCGCTCGGCGATCTCTTCGGAGCCCGGGAGGTTCCATTGCTTCACGATCCAGTCGCCGAGCGCGTCGAGGAGTTTCGGGTTCTTCGCGATCAACTCGTTGACCTGCTCGATGATCGCTTCCCGCTGGGATGCGTAAGACGGACCGACGGAAACTGTCACGCCGAATTTTCCGACGCGAGGATCGACGTTGGCGACATCCGGCACCATGCCAGGGCCGAAGGAAATCGGGGTCGGCGTGCCGTCTGCGCCGAGGGCCACCCGAATCGAGTCGTCGGTCCAATAGGTCTGGATCATCTCTAGGCAAATTTCCGCACACCGCTTGATCGCATGATTCAGCGAGTCGACGTAGTGGTAGGTCGCGATCCCCGAGCCCATGCGCTGCATCTTGATGGCCTTGCCGCTGGGCGCGTCCGCTTTGGCTTGGAGCGATGGATCCGGGTAGATGCCGGTGATCAGCCGCGCCATATTGATATTGTCTTCCGCCAGCTCCATGTAGCCCACGGGCGGCGGCGGGGCCTGTACGGGGATGATCTCGCTTCCCGGCTTCTTCCAGATGACTTCCGGTTCTTCCGTAAGTTCCGTCTCGTCGTCGACGGCGTTGGAGTCCGCGATGTACTTGGACTTCGGCGCCTGGGCCATGACGGAAATCGCCTCGGACTTGAGGTAGTTCAGCTCGCGCTGAGGGCTCTTGAGGTCGCTGGTGATGCAATAGTAGGCGCGCTTGCCGTCGATCTCCACAGCCTCGCCGGTCACGAAACAGAAGGGGATCTCTTTGCATGGATAATCGAGGGTGGAGCTTAGGGGCTCCGGGGAAGCGTCGTCAAAAATGTACTGGCAGACCTGCACGTCGTCGCCGACAAGGTGCTGGACCCACGCCTCGTAGATGGTCGCCTTGCCGTTGTTGTAGGACAGGAGCGAGCCGGGGTAGTCGCGCTCGCCCTCCTCTTTCCCGATGGTCAGCTCGATGATGATCCACTTGGCGTCCGAGAAATCAAACTCGACAGAATCTGGATCGACGAACACCTTGGTCACGTCGGCGATTGGCTGGATCAGAATCTCTGTCTTGCCGCGAATCTTCTTCGGCGTGATCCGCCACCCACCGAGGCTACCGCGCATTGCCGACTCCAGGGCCTTGATGTAGGTGCGCGGCGCGTTCGACTGGTTCTGGATGGCGCGCAGGGATCCGGCGTAATGCTTGGCGAGTTGCTTGGTCGCGCCGTCCGAGATCGGGTAGACGGTCGCCTCCGGTGGCGCTTCCTTGACGGCGTTGATCGTGGGGCGGATGAAGCCGGGCACGATGTTGTATTGCTGGATAGCTCGCTTCCCTCGCCTCGCTTTCAGGGCTTCCACATCCCATTGCGCCTCGGGCTCGCCGTACGAAAAACGCAAGTTCTCGCGGGCCATGCGCATCACGTCGCCCCACTCGTTGCGTCCATCCTCCAACATCTTCCGCAGGTCGTCGGCGGTCTTGGGCTTGTAGCCGAGGAGCGAGGAAATGGCACCCTCTCCGGTCGTCTCGTCGTGCTGGGTGGCGGTCTGGTCGTCCATGGAGTGCCTCAGAATTGGTTTGCGTAGCCGGTGCGACCTTTTGATGGCACCCGGATCGTCTTGGGCTTGTAGCCTTGGCCGAACTGTCGGAAGGCGTCGGATCCCTCGGAATGTACGTCGTGTTTTGGTTTCCCGCTCCACCGGCCAGCCATGGCGTTCCAGGCTTGGGAGTAGCTGTCGAGGTGCTTGATCCCCTCCGCACAGTTTTTCGCATCGAACGAGCACGAGGGGAAAGCGTCGCGGGTCGCCTGGATGCCGTGCTGGATCTCATCGACCCGTGGAACGAGGATGGTCGCCCGAAGCCCGAGCTGCTCGAGCATTTTTTGCGGGGACGTATTGTCCTCCTGGCCCTGGCGCTGGTGTCCGGCATCGTGCGGGAGATAGTGGTCCCCCCAAACGTAGCCGAGGCGCTGCATGTCGCAAACGATCTTCGAGTACGGCTCTCCCCAGCATTCCAGGAAGTTGATGAAGCGGTTTTCCTGCCCGACGCGCTGGTGGAACCAAACGGCGGTCCCATCGCTGTTGCCGATGTCCCAAAACGTGTTCACCGGGTAGCCTGGGAGGTACGGGACTGCTCCGATTCGTCCATCCCGTCGAACGGCGGTCATCTGCTGGGCGTAGTAGGCGCCTTCCTTCGATTGCTCGAATGCTTCGTCCGGTATCGAGGGGTATTCCTGCTTCATCATCTGGGCGTCACCTCCAAAGTTGACTTCCCGCTTCGAAACGTACCACCGGCGCTTCCCCTCGTCGATTGGGCGCCCAATCTTTGCTTCGATGCTGTCGAAATAGGAGTTGTCGGCGTCGGAAATGATCGTGGCGGCGGACTCCAGCGAGTATTCCGGGGCGTCCCACCAGCTGTAGAAGTGGAAGAGGTAATCCTCTTTGCCAAGTATGCGCCGCTCGTCGCGCATCGCCTGGGCCTTCTGGGACATGTCGAAAAACTTGCCCTCTTGCCCTTCGGCGGTCGACTCGATGAAAACGTAGCCGTCTGGGGCGACGGTCGGAATCGAGCCGGTAAGCACTTCCCGCGCGCGGTGCGGATAGGCCGCGCAGATCTTGCCGAACTCGGAGACGTGGAGGAACTGGAGCGTTGTCGAACGCATCGACGTGCCGACGCGAATGGAGGATCCGTTGGCGAACGTGAGCTGGCTTGTCGAATCGCTGGTCAGCGGGACGCGAAGCTCGGGCGGCAGCCGGTCGTAGGCGAACTTGATCTTGTCCCGGAAGATGCTCGACGCGCTTTCCCGGTCCTGGGCAATCACGCCGCCGTGGATGTTGTCGCGGAACAGACATTGATCGAGGATGAGGAGCTGGATCAACGTGGAAAACCCGCGCTGCCGGGCCTTGAGGATCAAGTTTCGATTCCAGAACGAGACGAGGAACGCTTCTTGCGCCTCGTTTGGCCGAAACGGGATCGTCTTGGCGTCCTTGTCGAGGATCGTGTAGAGGTTCCGGATCCGCCAGAGCGGGTCTTTCAGAAGCTCTACCGCCTCCTCTTCACTCGATGGCTGTCTGTGCATACGTCGGAGCGAGTGGAGCACCCGAAATCTGGGCGACGAGGGAAAGGGCGGATCCACCTGGGCCCGTGTGCTCGATGGCTTGGGTTGGCGGACCGTCCACGTTGTCGAGACACATTTTGATGGCGGAAAGGTCCCCAGTCGAGGCGATCTGGAAGAGCTTTTGCGAGAGGAATTCGCCCTTTGTCACCTGCTTGACTGAGCCGTCCTTCTGCTTGATCTCCAGGATTTCGCCCATCGACTCGCGAAGGCATCCACGGATTGACGTGCCTTTTTTTGGCCTTCCGCCTGGGTTCCCGCTTTGGCCTGGTTGGAATGTTCCTGGCTTCATCTTCCCCAGAAACTACGAAAAACAGAACTGTTCCGCCCTGTTTTTCGCTTGAAACCTCCCTGTTTTTGCCCTGTTTTGAGGATTAACAGGTCAGAACGGCAAAAAGTCCGGGTCACTCTTCTTTGATCCTTGCTTTGGCTTCTTTGCCCTCGACTTCGCGGCGTTTGATCGAAGCACCGCATCTAGGTTTCGCGGAGCATTTTTTCCGCCTCGCCCTGTCCCTGTCGTTGGATCGGAAATATCAGCCATTGATTGCCTCCCAAAGTTTCGCCCGACGCACCTCGCGCCGTATGGTCGAATATACGCTGAGGATCTGGTCGGCGTAGGCGTTGTGGAAATCGTGGAGGTCTGGATTTTCCTCGATCGAGAACTGTTCGATGCATCCCGAAGACCGAAGGTTGGCGCTTCCGTGGATCACCAGTTTCGCCCCATGCTCCGTCTCGATCTGGACGGTTTTGCAGTGTGTTCCGGCGACCGCGAGCTGGAATTCGCATGGTGCGCCGTCGTAGTCGAGGGCCTCGTAGAGGTATTTGATCAGAGCATGGCGCTCGTGGCTGTAGAAGTAGGCGGACACGATCAAGTCGAGTTTTTCGCAGTACCCGAGGTCGCAAACGTCCTTGAGTGCCTCGATGCAGTCTTGGGACATGGAGAGCGTTGAGATTACGACCCGCTTGGCCTTGATGTCGTTTTCCATGAGCAAGGCGTGAATGAAGTGCGAAAAGACAAAGTTTCCGGAAATCACCGCATGGACGCGCATTCCACGCTCCAGCTTGATAGATTTCACGAGGTCGGCAGCGTATTCCGCTTTGATCATCCGCTGCGGAATCGCCCGGTGATATGCTGGTTTGATGATTCGCGTTTCGATTTCCGTTTCCACGTTCGCGGAAAGATCGAAATTCGCGGCGTCGATTTCCTCGGCATCGAATCCCATATCTCCGAGGTTCAGATCCAAGTCGAGTTCGATTTCTTCGCTCATCAAAACACCTCCTGCTCAAACACGTCTCGCGCCCACTTGCCCCGGCTCTTTCCCAGGGCTTTGGCGGATGCGTTGATCTTGTCGCGCAGTTCAGGCGGCACGCGCACCGGGATCGTCACCATGTTCGGCGCGTCCTGGGTCGGCCTCCCCTGCGTCCGGCGGAAAAAGCACAGCTCTGGGACCTCCCCCGCCTTGAAGCCGACCGCGCCCACGTCTGTCATTGGCCCGTCGGCGCTTTCCGCATTTTTATCGCCCCGCTTGACGATCTCGCGATCGTCGAGGAGTCGGTATCCTGTTTGCATGGCTATTTGTCTCCCAGTTTTGCGATTGTGTCGCGGGCCTTGCAATTATTGCACTGGCACTCGCCAGCAGGAGCGCAGTGCATTGCGGCAAAAGGCTTCAAACAATCAATGATCTCCTCTAAATCCTCTCGCTTAATGACTGCGAATTCCGGACGAAGTGGGCGCATTTTCCCGATAATCAGGTTTTCCGCTTTGACGATCGCAGAAAGGATCATTTCAGTGTATCGAGGCTTGCTTCCAACTTCATGCAAGATTTTCCCCGCCTCTGCAATCGTGATTCGCTCGACTCTTATATCCATGCTATCGTCTCCGTAAAAAAGAAGGCGGCTGGCAATCCACTGCGATCAGCCGCCAACCTACCCGGGGCGCTCCCAGGTCGGTCAAAAAGAAAGGGGTCGCCGGTCCAATACGTACGACTCGTTGAGCGTTCTCCGGCTCCCCCATCCCCAG